GGATGCACCGGCACCAGGTGAAGGTGATGTAGCAGCACCAGCAGCAGGCGGCGAAGAGCCAGCAGGCCGTCCAGCTAGATAATGAAAATATCAGATATCATTAACGAAGGCATCAGTCCTAAACTATACATGGTATTAAAGCAACTTCAAACAAATGGAGTTGCTCGTATTAAGATGGATGATCTTAATAAAAAACTTGCAGGTATGGGACTTGAAGCATTTTCATCTGATACCTTTGCACTACAATACAATGATCCACGCATCAAGAAGTTGATTAAAAACTTCAACGACGATGAAGTAATGTTCAACCAAGACTCAGTTGATGCATTACCACAAGGTTCACCAGACGGAAAAGCAGTTGACCAAATGGCAAAACGTGCAACTGATGTAGGCAACTCATTATAAGGTTGACAAGTGCCTGATCCTATTATAATATAAAGTATGACATTAATAAACCCTAAGTACACGTATGAAAAACTCAAGCGTGTAGAAGTCGACGGCAAGCGTAGATATGCTGCCCCCGGCGGCCCACCTGTAGCAAGTGTAACAACCATCCTCAGCGGCACCAAAGACATGACACATTTGCATGAGTGGCGCAGGCGTGTAGGACATGCTAAAGCACAAGAGATTACAACAGAAGCAGCAGGGGTAGGCACCCGTATGCACAAATACCTTGAAGACTATGTTGACAATGGTGTTTGGACAGAGAGTGCAGGCAGCAATCCTTATGCACAACAAGCATACAAGATGGCGTGTGTAATACGTGACGAAGCAATGGTGCATGTTGATGACATTTGGGGCAGCGAAGTTCCACTTTATGTTCCTGGCATTTATGCTGGCACTACTGATCTAGTAGGACAGTACAAAGGCAATCCTTGCATAATGGATTTTAAACAAACCAACAAGCCTAAAAAGCCTGAATGGGTAGAAGATTATTATCTACAGCTTACAGCGTATGCACTAGGACACAATGAAATACATGGCACAGACATACGTGAAGGACATATCTTTATGTGCAGCCGTGGATTAGAGTATCAGCAGTTTGATTTATGGCCAGATGAGTTTGCAGAATGGGAACAAGAATGGTGGAATAGGTGCCGTCAGTATTACGAAAAGAATGGCTGATGCTCAAACAAACACTATATCATCATACACACAATGTAACAGGTAAGAAGTATTTAGGTCAAACTACTAGAGATCTGAATGTTTATAAAGGCTCAAGTGTTGACTGGCTTGCTCACTTAGATGAGTATGGTGAAGATTATAGTACTGAAATACTTTTTGAATCTAAGGATAAGAAGAAGTTTGAAGAAGTTTGCAAATATTATAGTAACGAGTTTAATGTTGTAGAAAGTACTGAATACTTTAACAAAACACCCGAACACGGAGGTTCGCTTGGTGGCAATGCTAATCCTAACTACAAAACTGGAAAGTACACAGGACGTTTAGATGATCCTGAACTATACAAACAACTAGATAAGAAAAAACATGCCGACACTTGGGCAACTGTTAGAACACGAACACATCCTAGAATGAACTTCTTTTATCATAAACGCATGGGCAATAAAGAACGTGCTGAATACTATTGGAATATATGGTACAACATGGCTCCAAAGAAAAGCAATAATAGACAAGCACTTTGGTCAACTGATACATTTGAAATGTGGTATGATCGTAAGAGCAATGACTTGGACTTTAGGGCTAAATACTACTAATAACGCATTAGGAGTATAGCATGGCTATTGTACAGATTTCAAGAATCCAGCACCGCCGAGGTAGAAAGAATCAAGGAAGTGGAATACCACAACTTGCTTCAGGCGAAATAGGTTGGGCGATTGATACACAAGAAGTTTACATTGGTAATGGCGCAGTAAGTGAAGGCGCACCAGCAGTTGGTAACACTAAACTACTAACAGAAGCAGACAATCTATTAAGTCTAGCAGGACAGTATGCATATAAAAGAGACGAAATACAAACAGGTGTTGCGTTAGCATCTCCAGTAGAACGTACTCTACAAGCAAAGTTAGATGATCGTGTAAGTGTTAGAGATTTTGGTGCAATGGGCGATGGAACAGACCAAACAGAAAAACTACAACGTGCTATCGATCAGTTGTTTATCAACAGTGCAACCAAAGGATTATACAAAAGTCGTGCAACACTTTATATTCCAGCAGGCGAATATCTTATTAGCTCACCAGGTTTAAGGATACCACCATATGCAAACATCGTTGGTGACGGCATTGACAAAACATTCTTAAACAGTTCAGGCGCAACTCCTCCTGAAAACATCTTCCGCACAGTAAACGAAGAAAGTATTCCAGGTACATATGCTGATGCAAGTACAACAACCTCAGCCAACATGGCTCGTTTTGTACGTATAGAAGGCATGTCAATATTTCACAACAGTAACGGCGGAGCATTGTATCTTGAAAACTGTCAAAATAGTATGTTTACAGATATAAAAATTTCAGCAGGATGGGGAACAGGCGATGGCGTAACCAGCGAAGGTGAGCCTAGCTCAAACCTAGTTGGTATTGTAGTTTCCAACGGTAGCGTAGCAACAGCAACTTCTGATTATAATATATTTAAAAACGTATTCATTAATGGGTTTGCTTGTGCAGTATACAGCGAATACGATATTAATAATAATAAATTCTTAGGTGGCAATGTCAATACTTGTGGTTTAGGATTTGTGCTAGGTGCCGATCCTACTTCAGTGCCACCAGTTGGAAAAACAAATGGTGCTCAGTATACTATGATTGAAGATTATGTATTTGACATTGTTGACAAGCAAGGGTTGTATGTACGCACAGGTAACTTCAATATTAGTCAAAACAACACATATCTAAACGTAGGACGTGATGGCGGCAGTAGTGTAGTTGTAGAACCAGTGATTGAATTCTATCGTACTGCTTCTTCAAATGGCATTGGTGATGCTGGACATATTGATATGGATAATAATAAAAGTATCAATGATTACTTCCAGCGTACGGCTGAACTAACAGTTGATCCACTTTATTTTAGTCAAGACTATTTTCCAGAAGTACATGGGTCAAAACGCATTGAACTATCACAGCCAGTAAGAACCAGTGTTGGTGTAAAACTAATAGCAGAAACGGCTATTAGATTACCATCTGATCAGCAAAGAGGTGTTATTGCATTAGAGTACACTTATCGTGCTGAAGAAAATGCTGGACCAATAATGCAAAGCGGAGTGTTAACTGTAACCTATAACAAATCTAATTCACAAGTTACAATGTCAGATGAACATACATTTACCGGTAACCCAAGTAAAGTAGGCTTGTTGACTTTTAGTGTAAAAGGAAATTCGTTTCAAAATGGTGGAACAGAAATACACTTAGATATTGTAAATCAAATGCTAGATAACCTAAGTCCAGAAACAGACGAGTTAGAGTTCACAATTAAATATATAAATTGATGTTTGATAAAACTTATGTAGATCGTTTAAGACTATGGAAAGACCTTCGTTCAACTTTAGAACAAAGCAAAGATCCGTTTGGCGACACTATCGAGTTTTGGAATAATGCACCATTGAGTAGCATAGCAGCAGATCCGTATGATAAAGATACCTGGCCTACTCCTTGGGAAATGATTGAAGAAAATCGTTACTGTGATTTTACAAAAATATTGGCAATATACTACACTTTACAGTTAACTGATCGCTTTTCTAACAGTCGTTTTGAGATACATATTACACTAGACGAAAAAGAAAGTGTATTAAGATACCTTCTTTTCGTTGACAATCTAACGATAGGGTATTACTATAATAAGAGTATTGATGCAGAAGATTTACCAAGTCTGAAATGTCAAATGCAGCATAACACACTACCAACTTATTACTAAATACCAAATAGACAAAAAGGAAAAGATAATGATTCAAGTTACTAAACGTAACGGGCGCAAAGAGACTCTCGATATTGAAAAGCTACACAAGGTTGTGTTTTATGCATGTGAAGATATTACAGGAGTTAGTCCAAGCGAAGTAGAAATAAAGAGTCAGATTCAGTTCTATAATGGTATAACTAGTAAAGAAATCCAAGAAACACTTATCAAAGCAGCAGCTGATCTTATCAGCGAAGAGACTCCTAACTATCAATATGTTGGTGGCAGACTTGTTAACTATGCGCTACGCAAAGAAGTGTACAATGGATTTGAACCATGTCATGTCAAAGAGTTAGTTGAGCGTAATACAGTAAATGGATTTTATGATAGTGAACTAGGTACAAAATACAGCGACGAAGAGTGGGATAAGATCAATACGTTTATCAAGCACGATAGAGATGAGAACTTAACTTATGTTGCTATGGAACAGTTGCGTGGCAAGTATCTATGTCAGAACAGAGTAAGCGGCGAAATATTTGAAACACCGCAGATGTGCTACATTCTTATCGCAGCAAGTCTTTTTCAAGACTATCCAGTTGATTCCCGCTTGCAATGGGTAAAAGAATATTACGATGCTATTAGTTTACACGACATTAGTTTACCTACTCCTGTGATGGCTGGTGTACGTACACCTCAACGTCAGTTCAGTAGTTGCGTTCTTATTGAAACTGATGATAGTCTTGACAGTATCAATGCTACTGCTGCCTCTGTTGTTAAGTACGTTTCACAAAAAGCAGGCATTGGTATTGGTGGAGGAAGTATCCGTGCTATTGGGTCTCCTATACGTAAAGGCGATGCTTATCACACAGGAATCATTCCATTCTACAAGCACTTCCAAAGTGCAGTAAAGTCATGTAGCCAAGGTGGTGTACGTGGTGGCGCAGCAACTATTTACTATCCGGTATGGCACTTGGAAGTAGAAGACATGCTGGTGCTAAAGAACAACAAAGGCACTGAAGAAAACCGTGTACGACACATGGACTATGGTGTACAGTTCAACAAGTTGATGTATGAAAGACTTATTACAGGCGGCGACATTACACTATTCTCGCCTGCTGATGTACCAGGATTATACGAAGCGTTCTTTGCAGACCAAGACAAGTTCCGTGAGCTATATGAAACAGCAGAGCGCAACACACGACTACGTAAGAAAACAGTTAAAGCCAGTGATTTATTCAGTAGCTTCATGGAAGAGCGTAAGAACACAGGTCGTATTTATTTACAGAATGTAGACAATGCTAACGACCACGGTAGCTTCCTACCAGAGGTTGCGCCTATTAGACAATCAAACTTGTGTGCAGAGATTGACTTACCTACAAAGCCGCTTAAAGATCTAAACGATCCAGAAGGCGAGATTAGCCTGTGTACTCTTAGTGCAATCAACTGGGGTAACATTAAAACACCAACAGACTTTGAACGTGTGTGTCGTTTGGCAGTGCGTGGACTTGATGCACTACTAAGCTATCAGAACTATCCAATCCTAGCAGCACAGTTGAGCACAGAGAAGCGCCGTCCTTTAGGTGTTGGCATTATTAACTTTGCATATTGGTTAGCCAAGCATGACTTAACTTACCAGCACATTGATACAGCAGGACTAGAACTAGTCGACGAGTATGCCGAAGCATGGAGTTACTACTTGATTAAAGCAAGTGCAGACCTAGCAGCAGAGCAAGGTGCACCAAGCGGCAACATGGAAACAAAATACGGACACGGCATCACTCCTAATCAAACATACAAAGCAGACGTAGACGAACTAATCAAGCATAGAGAACGTCAAGACTGGAAAGGCTTGCGTAAACAACTGAAACAAACAGGCATCCGTAACTCAACACTAATGGCACTTATGCCAAGTGAAACAAGTGCGCAGATTGCAAATGCAACCAACGGCATTGAGCCTCCACGTAGTTTGATTAGTGTGAAGCAATCAAAGCATGGCGTACTAAAGCAAGTTGTTCCTGAGTTCAAGCGTTTAAAAAACAAGTATGACCTACTGTGGGATCAACAGTCTCCAGAAGGTTACTTGAAGATTATGGCAGTATTACAGAAGTATATCGATCAAGGCATTAGTATTAACACAAGTTACAATCCAATCTTCTTTGATGACGAAAAGATTCCAATGAGTACAATGCTACAACACATGTTGATGTTTTACAAGTATGGAGGCAAACAGTTGTATTACTTTAACACTAATGATGGGCAAGGCGAACTTGATATTAGTAAGCTAATGGGAGACCATGCTTTACCAGAACTAGAGCAAGCAGTAGTTGATGATGAAGATTGCGAAAGTTGCACAATATAAAACTTGACATGCTATTCGTAGCATGTTATAAACACATGAAGATAACATATTAAGGGAAACACACAGATGAGCGTCTTTGACACAGCAAACAAAGCAGACCATACCAAGGTTACTGCATTTTTAGACCCAACCGGCGGTCCTACAATTCAGCGTTACGATACGCTAAAGTATAAAAGTTTTGACAGCCTAACTGACAAACAGCTAGGATTCTTTTGGCGACCTGAAGAAGTAGACATCTATCAAGATGCAAAGGACTTTAAGGGTCTTAGTGAGCACGAGCGTCACATCTTTACAAGTAACTTAAAACGTCAAATCCTACTAGACAGTGTGCAAGGTCGTGCGCCAGTAGAAGCGTTTGCTCCTATTGTAAGTTTACCCGAGATTGAGAACTGGATCCAAACATGGACGTTCAGTGAAACAATCCATTCACGTTCTTATACACATATTATCCGTAATGTGTACAGCAACCCTAGTAAAATCTTTGACGAGATGATGAACATTGAAGAGATTGTAGATTGTGCTGGTGACATTTCAAAGTACTACGATGACTTGATCGAACAGAGCAGTTGGTATAATCTATTAGGTGAAGGCACACATACAGTTAATGGTAAAAAGATTAAAGTTGATCTTTATGAGCTAAAGAAACTTTTGTGGCTTACACTAATGAGTGTTAATATCCTTGAAGGTGTGCGTTTTTATGTGAGCTTTGCATGTAGCTGGGCGTTTGCAGAGATGAAGCAAATGGAAGGCAATGCTAAGATTATTAAACTTATTGCCCGTGACGAGAACTTGCACCTAGCAAGTACACAGATGCTGTTGAAGATTCTCAAAACAGATGATCCTGTGTTCGAACAGATTGCAAAAGAAACAGAACAAGAATGTATTGATATGTTTGTTGATGCAGTTGATCAAGAGAAAGCATGGGCAGACTATTTGTTCAAAGACGGATCAATGATTGGGTTGAATACACAGTTGTTGAGCGATTATATTGAATGGATTTGCACACGCAGAATGACTAACGTAAATCTTAAAAGCCCATACAGTGTAAAGTCAAATCCTTTGCCGTGGACACAGAAATGGATCTCGGGTGCAGATGTACAAGTTGCTCCACAAGAAACTGAAATCACAAGTTATGTTAGCGGCGGTACAAAGCAAGATGTTGCAGCAGACACATTCAAAGGCTTTTCGTTATGATAGAAATATATGGCAAAACACAATGCCCGTTCTGTGATAGAGCAAAAGCGTTGTGTGAAAGTCGTCAGTACGAATACAAATACTATCAACTCAACGAAGACTTTACACGTGAACAAGTATTAGAAATGTTCCCAGGAGCTCGCACTTTCCCACAAATCAAAGTAGGTGGCAAAAGCATTGGCGGCTGGGATAAGTTTCCACAGTATTTAGAAGAAACAGGTTACAACGGAACAGGACACTCATTATGATTATTGAAGCACCGTACAAAGCAACAGACACCATTACTATTAGAACTACAGCAGGCGAAGAGATTGTAGGCAGATTTGTAGAAGAAGATGCTACCAGTATCAAAATCACCAAGCCACTAGCACTACAAGCAAGTCAGCAAGGCATTGGACTAGGTCCTTGGGTGTTTACTGTAGATCCTGCCAGCACTATCAAACTAAATAAAAGTGCAATAGTTTTTGTACACAAGACTGAAAAAGATATGGCCAGTCAATATGTGCAAGCAACTACAGGATTAGCAGTAGTTTAGGAGTATAGATGCCAGGATTAGCATACAAGGACGGAAAAAGCAGTGTTGCTTGTACCGACGGTGTTAGAGGAAAAGTATGTCGACGAGCCGGTGATCCTCCAGTACCTGTTGCTTGGAACTGGGATGCTAATACAACACAGTCGAGCAATGTTGGCAGTAGTAATGTTTTTGTTAACAACATAGGCGTTGTTAGAAAAGACGATGTTATGAAAAGTCACCCACATGGAGACCCTTGTACAGCAGGTCCTGTAAACCATTCGCCGCCATTGGATACATATTCGCCAAATGTTTATGCAAATAATAAACAAATAGGGCGCATTGGCGATCACTATGACGGTGACGGTACCTCTCAAACACACGAAATAACCTCTGGTAGTTCTAACGTTTTTGCCAACTAATATGATTAAGGCTTGACAGTTTGTTTACCTTGTGTTAATATAAAACATAACAAAGGCAAATAGAAAGAGGCATGTATGGAAAAGATTATTGTAACAGACTGCGATGGAGTCTTACTCAACTGGGAATATGCGTTTTGTGCTTGGATGACACAACACGGGTATACTGAAATCGAAGATGGTAATAAAGAATACAACATTGGTAAACGATTTGGTATTACTCTAGAAGAAGCTATCAAACAAGTTGTAATATTTAATGAGAGTGCTGCAATGGCATTCCTTCCAGCACTACGTGATGCACGTTATTATGTGAAACGACTACACGAAGAACACGGCTATGTGTTCCATTGTGTCACTAGCATGAGTCTTGATCCTAATGCCAAGAAGCTACGTCAAATGAACTTGGACAAGTTATTTGGTCCAACAGCATTTCCAGTACTAGAGTGTTTGGATACAGGTGCAGACAAAGACGAAGCACTTGAGAAGTATCGTGACACTGGTTACTATTGGATCGAAGACAAGTTTTCAAATGCTGTTGCAGGACAGAAAGTAGGCATGCGACCAATACTTATTGAACACGGATGGAATATGAATGATACTATTCCGGATAACATGAAGAAAGTAGTCAACTGGAAAGAACTATACGAGTACATTATAGGTGTCTGAGTTGAGCGAAATACATGACGCAATGAAAGTTGCATTTGCAACTTACGTTAAAGAATCAGAAAAGTTTGAACAAGAAGGTGTGAAAGTAAGTGCTGTTCGTGCCCGTCAAGCTCTCAATGATTTAAAAACGTTAATAACAGAGCGTAGAAAAGAAATACAAGATCAAAAGTTAAAAACATGAGCGAAAAACAATACCTAAATAACATTGCTGACAAAGTTTCTTTGTATGTACAAGCAAAACAAAACGCTATTGATTTCTTAGTAAAGAAAGAAATAAAAAATCGTAATAGTATTCAAAACTGTTTGATTATGAGTCAAATATGGACTGCTTCTCAGATAGATGATAACATCACGTTGAATGATATTATGATATATCTTGGTAACACTGAGTCAGCAGATGATGATCTTGATATGAAAGAAGTAATACTTGACGATGACATGAAGCATCTTACTCTCAACGAAATATTAGAAGTAGCATTAGAAAACGATGATCGTATTTAATATTGGTCGTGCAACTATCAGTGTCTGTGAAGATACTGCAAGATGTGCAGTAGATAACATACAACATGATGATGTAACATTAGTTGCTGATTTCTGTGATAAAAATAACTATGTAGTAGATGTAATACACGGAGATATCACAGCAGCAGAAAATCTAAAATATTACACAGCAGGTGATATACTTACTCGTAATGACTTCCTCAAAAAACATATTGAAAGTCAATACTGTTGATTATCAAAGCTAGGAACGCATTGCTAAAAAAAGGTCCATACTGTCTTGATTTTAAGAATAGTAAAGATCTTTTTACTATTGATTACTATGATGAGAATGAGTTTTTGTATCAAATAGAGTGCGACATTAATCGTGCTAACCAAATATACAAGCAATCTATATACGAAGGCTTTTATGAACAGTGTTAGCGTCAACATTTCTGCCGAGGTATAAATACCAATATGATAGAGCATAAAGAAGCATATAGATTGTTTTGGATGGTAAAAGGCCATATTCCAGAGAGTGATGCTACAGCATTTCAATCAGCAGATAGCTACTTTAAAAGATTATGGGTCGACGGTTGCAATGGGGCTCCGTTATGTGATTATGAAGAAGGTTTTGAACAAGCATATAATAGGAGATTCCACAATGGAACCAAAAGGAATAATGTCACTGAGTGACGAAGACTTACAATGCCTAGAAAAAATAGTTTCTACAAAGTTTACAGAAGCATGTGACTATGCAAAAACATTTGATACAAAAAACAGATGGCATTCAAATATTAAATCAAATCAGTTGCTTAGAATAATGAATGCTATTAGAGCTACAAAAACAGTACGAAAAATAAAAGACCAACGATGGTAAATTGTTCTTGACAAACCTACAAATATAGTATATAAATAAACTGTTAGCGTTGAAGCAACGTAGACACATACTGGACCCCGGGGCAGTACCGGGCTACTCCACCATAAGCACACTGTTTCTAGGGTCTGACCCGCGAAATCGCCTTTAAGGGTTCTTTGAGCCTCGTGGTTGGCAGTGTGTTTTTGATGGGGTAGAACTAGGATCGACAGGTGTGAAAGTGAAGTGGAGTTAACCGGATGACTGCGTTATTGGTCAACATTTCTAAATGCAAACGCAAATAGAGCGCCAGAAATGGCACTAGCAGCCTAAGGGTATGTGGGGGCGGGTACTGCCTAGCAACAGAAGTGCCACTTTAAACTTTGACACAAAGGACATTTAATGAAATATGTGATTGACATCGACGGAACTATTTGTCAAGAGGTTTACTTTATGGATGGTAGTGGTAAAAAAGACTATGCTAATCATATTCCAATGCCAGAGCGCATTGCACGAGTAAACGCATTATACGATGCAGGACACACAATAAAATATATGACAGCACGTGGCTGTGTAAGCGGTGTAGATTATTACGAACTTACATACAAGCAACTTATGGACTGGGGCGCAAAGCATCACGAACTAAGCGTAGGCGAAAAAGAAAACTACGATGTGTGGATTGACGACAAAGCGTTTTGGAGTGAAAACTTCTTCCGTGAAACAGGAGAGTCATATGAGTGATCCAAGATTTATTGCAGCAATGGATCACAGTGGTGGTTCAACTGGAGGCGTACTAGAACGCTACGGACAAGAATACACAGAAGAAAACAAGATGGAGAAAGTTCATGCTATGCGTCTTAGAATGGTCAACAGTCCTGACTTCAACGATGAAAACATCTGGGGAGCAATCCTCTACCAAGACACAGTCACCCGTGGCATGGTTAACGTCTTGGATGAAAAAGGCATTGACACGTTCCTAAAGATCGACAGTGGATGTGATGAAGATGGAACACTCAAACAGTTTCCAGTAAAGCAGATGTTGGAGTTTGCTACAAACGGCATTGGTCCTAAGATTTATGGTACAAAGATGCGTAGCATTGTTAAAGGTGTCGGCATGGTACATCCTGTACTCAAACAACAGTTTACACTTGCTCGTACTATTTGTGACTACGGTCTTGTACCAATCATTGAGCCTGAAATACCTATCGACAATCCTATTAAAGCTAAAGTTGAATCAGCTCTTATGTTTCACTTGCAAGAGTTCCTAGATGAGTTTCCAGGCAAATGTATTCTCAAACTAACACCACCAGAAGTACCCAACTTGTACCACAATCTTACAGTGTTTCCTAACGTAGAACGTGTTGTATTCCTCAGTGGCGGTTATCCTACTATGGAAGCATGTCGCAGGTTGTCAATGAACGAAAGCATTACAGCAAGTTTTAGTAGAGCACTAAGTGAAGGACTAGCACATTCGCAAACAGATGCAGAGTTCAATGCAAAGATATCACAAAACATCAAGATGATTAAGGAGTCATGTAATGCCATATCACACTAGTGCAAACTTATTTGAAGTAGGTGACTTTATTAGCCATGCAGGAAACAAACTAGCATGGAAGATTGAGTGCGATGCTATACGCCCAGAATGGTGGGACGGACTTGCACGTATGATTATGGATTATCAAACAGAACCTTTTAGCAAAGTAGTTGGTATTCCACGTGGTGGCTTGCCACTACAGTATGCAATGGAAAAGTATGCAACGCCTGGTGACCATCCTTGGATGGTTGTAGATGATGTGTACACAACTGGAACAAGTTTTAGAGAATTCTGTACAAACAATCAAACAATGTTTGCATACAAGTGGTGTGTCTTTGCACGTAAGCCTATTGCTTACGAAGAACCACATGACGTAAGAGCGTTGTTTACTATGCCTGCTACACTTTAACACACCTTACATGGTTGACTTTGGTGTTTTTTTATGCTATATATAGTACACACTAAAAGACACACAGGAGAAAACTATGAAGAATCCAAAACCCATTGGTTGGGCAACCACAATATCAGAAATTGCAAACATTCCACGTGAAATGTGGGAAAGCGTGATGACAGTTGAAAAGTCACCACTACGTAACTTAGACCCTATGGTAGGACACATGATCTTTCAGTGCCTATTCTTTATTTGGTCAGGTATCTTTGCAGTAATGGTAGGAAGTTTTTATGCGTTTGGCATTAGTGCAACATTTCATATCTTGTTAATCAGCGGTATTACAATTACAGCAGTAACATTTCGTCAAGCAGAAAAAAATCCAGAGTCACTTAACAGTTTGTTAAAGTCAGGACGTAAGTACAACGGCCGAGCAAATGGTGGCGAGCATGAGTGATCCAAACGAACCGTATCACAACGACGGCGCCATACTAGCATTTTTAGTTATTGCTTTTACTATGGTAGCACTACCAATCATTATCGGAACATCAATGGGTTGGTTTAACCTGTTTGGAATATTAGGATTGTAAAATGAGTGAACAAACACAATATTGTACTACAAAAGGCTTAGGCTGGGCATTCTTGATTATCATTATTGGTATGGTAGGATTGCCTATACTCGGCTCGGCGATTGCTTATCCAGATAACTGTAAGCAAAGTATTCTTATTCCTTGTATAGGATTAGAGTAGTGAATTATACTATTCTCAATAGAAGCAACGGCGAAACATTCACCATGGAGTTCAGCAGTAAGACACATTTAGTAGAGCTGCTTGCAGAAACAGGTTGGGAATGTTTGGGTAAAACTGATTACTACCTGCCCACACGACACGTGAGAATGCAAAACAAAGAGGAGTTTGCAGGATGGGGCAGTTAGACGATCCAAGACAAGCCGCTCAAAAAGAAGCGGAGAAAACATTCGAAGGCTTTATATTATGGAGCAAGCGAACTACATATGCATCAATAGCATTTTTGTTTATTGTTGCATCATGCAACTTTGGGGTAGAGGACGACACCTATCCTGCTTACAATGGCGAACAATACAATCCGTCCGGTCTCAACATAAAGGATAACAAATGAGAAAACTACTAACAACAGTAAGTCTTGTCCTTGCAATGGCAACACCAGCACTTGCTGAAGACATGACAATCGATAT